AGGTGCAGGCGGAGGCGGAGGCGGCGGAGGCGGAGGCGGAGGCGGAGGCGGGGGGCGATGCGGAGGTGGCGATAGAGGCGGAGGTGGCGGAGGCGGAGGCGGAGGAGGCAATGTTGGTGCCAGCTGTTGCAGTTGTTGTTGTAGCTCTTGCAGCTGTTTTAAAAGCGGCGCATCAGGCATGGCGGCAGAAGAAGGTGCGGCAGTTGTAACATTAATTCCCGACATTCCCATTTTAATCGGAGATGTTAATTCTGTCGGAACATCCAATGTAAAATTGGCATTTTTATTTCCAGTAATGTGTAAGGGATTTTTTCTCGAAGAATGTGTATTTTTTTTAAATGTTTTTAAATAATTCAATGAATCAGAAAAATCTTTCGAAAAAAGATCGGTATATTTTTGTCTATCAAATGCTGGTTGTGGTGGTGGTTGTGGTTGTGGTGGTGGTGAGTGATGGTTGCTATTATGATTATTTACAACTGTTGCTGTATTTTTTGCTTCATCTCTCTTTTGCTTTAACATTTTAATTAAATTATTTTTCAATTCACTTGGTTTTATAAATCCGGGCGTTTTTCTATTTTTTTTAACTGAATTATTTTTCTTGGATTGGGGATTAAAATATTCTCGATTAACGGTAATCTGTTTAATTTGTTTTTTTAATTCTGACATTTTATTTATTTTTTATGTGTCGTATTATATTTATTATATTTATTATATAAAAAAATACATTAATCTACACACACATACACACACTCACTAAATATATATTTTATAAATCATTTAAATATAAATTGAATTATAAATTACCCGAAACGAAACCTTATAAAATGTCGAATGCCACAGCTGCCGTTGATAATAAGGGAAGGGATTCTTCGATCACTGATTACGACGATTACGATGAAACTGACGCTAATTTCTCGGAAGCGCCATGGAAAATAATAGGTTCCTATTTTGAGAACCAGCATTTGAAGCGCCTTGTTAGGCACCAGATTGAATCATATAATGACTTTATAAATGTTCAGATTGATAGAACAATTTCCATGTTTAATCCCGTGACAATTGCATCAGAGCAGGACTTTGATAAGAGAACAAGAAAATATAAATTAGAAATTGAAGTAAAGTTTGAAAACTTTCACCTATATCGTGCTCAAATTCACGAAAACAATGGAGCCACGAAACTCATGTTTCCGCAAGAAGCTCGTTTAAGAAATTTTACATATTCATCTACAATGACAGTAGATGCAAATATAAAATACATTGTTCGTTCAGGAGAACAGCTTGAAAATGTGCAAACATATCATAAGCTGCTGCCAAGTATTCACATTGGTAAAATGCCAATCATGCTGAAATCGTCGGTGTGTGTTTTGAATCAGTATTCACACATCAATCACGCTGAAACGGGAGAATGCGCATATGATGCGGGTGGTTATTTTATTATCAACGGAAGCGAAAAGACAGTTTTGGGTCAAGAAAGAGCGGCTGAAAATAAAGTATTCTGTTATAACATTTCCAAAGGAAATACAAAATGGACGTGGATGGCTGAAGTGAAATCTGTGCCCGATTTTAAATGCATATCTCCTAAACAAATCAACATTACAATTGCAAGCAAGAATAACGGGTTTGGATACCCGCTATATGTTCAAATCCCGCGCGTTAAACAACCGGTTCCACTATTTGTTGTGTTTCGCGCATTGTCTGTATTGTCAGATAAGGATATTTGCGAAAAGGTCGTGTTTGACATTGAAAACAAGGAGGGTAATAATGACGCAATATTACTCGCACTTCGTGCATCCATCATTGACGCCAACACCACGCTCACACACGAAGATGCGATGCGCCAAATTACGTCGATTGTCATGTATACTCCTTTGAATATGGATAAAGAAACAGGGGCAAAAAAGAAGCGCGATTTCGCAATTGAAATATTGAATTCCGATTTGTTTCCTCACTGCAAAACGCCGATGCAGAAGATTTATTATCTGGGATACATGGCATCGCGCGTTATTAAATGCAGTTTGGGATTGGCAAAGCAAGATGACCGCGATTCCTACATGAATAAGCGCATCGACCTCACGGGTGTCCTGCTAAATAACCTGGTTCGAAACTATTTCAACAAGCTGGTAAAAGATATGACCAAACAAGTCATTCGAGAAATAAACACGGGTTCGTGGAGGTCGACTGAAGACTATATCAGCATTATTAATCAGACAAATGTTTATAAAATAATCAAATCAACCACTATTGAAAACGGAATAAAGCGCGCTCTGTCTACCGGAGATTTCGGAATAAAAAATGCAAATACAAACAAGGTGGGTGTAGCCCAAGTTCTGAATCGCCTGACATACGTCTCGAGCTTGAGCCACCTTCGTCGCATTAATACACCCATTGATAAAAGCGGGAAACTCATTCCGCCACGCAAACTCCACAACACAACGTGGGGCTTTTTATGCGTTGCAGAATCTCCAGAAGGTGCAAGTGTTGGCGTCGTGAAAAACATTAGCTACATGTCACACATTACGATTCCGAGTCACGCCGATTCGCTTCACAAGCAAATTGAACCGTACATTGACCGCCTTGAAACTTTCACCGATTGCAGCGAGCTGTTTGACAAGGTAAAGGTGTTTGTCAATGGCGCGTGGGTGGGTATCAGCAGAGATCCAACTGAATTGTACCGCATTTTTAAAGATAAAAAGAGCAAGGGCATTATTAATATCTACACGTCGGTTGTGTTTGATATTCGTAACAAGGAAATCCGAATTTGCAATGATTCGGGGCGAATTATGCGCCCGGTTTTGCGTGTGAAAGATAACCGTACATTTATTACATCTGATGTGCTGCGCAAGTTGGACAGGCGAGAAATCACATGGGATGACCTGGTCACTGATTGCAGAATCGACAATGCAATTATTGAATATATTGACCCCGAGGAACAGAATTTTAGCATGATTGCAATGAAGAGGTCGGATTTGAAAAGTGGGTCAAGTTTGACATCACAATTCAACTACAAGTATACGCACTGCGAAATCCACCCGAGCACCATATTTGGAATCTTGGCATCGTGCATTCCGTTTCCAGAGCATAACCAGTCGCCCAGAAATACGTATCAATGCGCCATGGGTAAGCAGGCGATGGGAATGTATGTCACGAACTTTTACAACCGGATGGACAAGACGGCATATGTGCTATCCAATCCAATGCGTCCGCTGGTTGATACCCGCATCATGCGCATGATTAAACTCGACGAGATTCCATCTGGATCCCCGGTAATTGTCGCAATTATGAGCTATACCGGCTATAACCAAGAAGACAGCATCCTTATTAATAAGGGCGCAATCGATCGCGGTTTATTCAGCACAACTATTTACCACACCGAAAAAGATGAGGACAAGAAAATAAATGGCGACGAGGAAATTCGATGCAAGCCAGACTCGACAAAGACAAAAGGAATGAAGTTTGGGAATTATTCTAAACTCAACAGCAAAGGTGTCATTCCGGAAAATTCCGTCATTGAAAATCGTGACATTATTATCGGGAAGGTAATGCCCATCAAGGAAAACAGGAACGACCACACAAAAGTAATCAAATACGAAGATGCGAGTAAAATGCACAGGACAACCGAGGACTCCTACGTCGATAAGAATTACACGGAGCGAAACGGGGACGGATATGTAATTTGCAAAGTCCGCATTCGCACATTTAGAAAGCCGGTCATCGGAGATAAACTCAGTAGTCGTCACGGGCAAAAAGGAACCATTGGGAATATTATTCCGGAAATGGATATGCCATTCACAAAGAGCGGGCAGCGCCCAGATATTATCATTAACCCCCACGCCATTCCGTCTCGTATGACAATCGCGCAACTCAAAGAAACACTCCTCGGGAAAATCCTCTTAGAACTCGGCTTGTTCGGAGATGGAACATCATTCGGAGAACTCGACGTTTACACCATTCGCAACGAACTCCTAAAGCTCGGCTACGAAAATAATGGGAATGAACTTTTATATAATGGCTTATCAGGTGAACAAATCGATTCAGAAATTTTCATGGGACCCGCATTCTACCAGCGCCTAAAACACATGGTCAACGACAAACAACACAGCAGGTCCATCGGTCCAATGGTAAATCTCACGCGTCAGCCTGCGGAAGGCCGCTCGCGAGATGGAGGGTTACGATTTGGAGAAATGGAACGTGATTGCATATTTGCTCCCATCTCACTGAATTGTGGTTTGTCGATTTGGATTGATGAAATGGAACACGTTGGAGATTATGTTCTTGGTTGGAATAAAAAGGCGAATGGAATGGTTCCTTCAAAACCGTGTGCATTTATGGACAAGGGAACACGCGACTGTGTTGAATTAACATTTGAAGACGGTAGAAAACTTTTATGCACCGAAGACCACCCTGTGTTGACATCTAATAATGAATGGGTCAAAGCGAAGGACATTGAAATGAATGCAACTAAGATTAAAACCAGTGTTACTTATCCAATAATGAAACTTAAGGATGAGATTGCGGAATGCGACGGTTGGACGCTTTCATTTGGAACACGAACGCTGAGGACAGATAGTTATAAAGAGTATATGAGAACTCTTGCATTTGCGCGCATAATCGGACTTTTAATTACTGACGGAAGCATTAGTTCAAAATATCAACATGAATCAGCATCAGTGTCGCTTGGACACATGATTGATGTTACCCAATTTATTGATGATATAAATATGTTTCATGACATTACTCAGAAAAAATTTAGAACGAGAAATTGTTACATTGTTCGTATTCCAAGTGAGTTTCTTGCCGATATTCTTCAACTTGGTGGAATATTGCGCGGAAGAAAAATAAATCAGCCGGCAACACTTCCTGATTTTATCTTGGATGAGCAGTGTCCTCGACCCATTATTCGTGAATTTCTTGGTGGAATGTTTGGCGGCGACGGACACACATGTGTTCTTGGATTGCATAGGGGGAAGCGCGACGTTATGACATCTGTTGCATTTTCAAAATCCAAGACACACGAACATCGTGAATCATTGCAAACAATGTTTGAAGATATGCAGAAACTACTTGCAAAGTGCGGCATTCATAATACCACCATTCAGAATTTTCGGGAAACATCCTCCTCCAAAAAGAAATTCGAGTTGAAAGACAAAAGCGATGCAACGAACCGGAGTTTTCAGTTGACGCTTCATCTCCCCATTGAACAACTTATTCCATTCTCTGAAAAAATCGGGTTTCGGTATTGCTGCCACAAATCCCAGCGTCTTGAAGCCGGTGTCTCGTATCGCCGATTGCGCGAAGAAGTTTGCCGTCAACACAATTGGCTGGTAAATCGTGTTGATGAAATAACGCATTTCAAGGAAATTAAAGCGAAGAACCCGGACAAGATTGTGCACACCAAGAGTGCAATAGTTCAGGCGGTTGAAGAATTGAAGAAAACTGAAGGATTGCTTCATGAGTATGCCATTCCAAGCACGCACGACATTACCGACCATTTGATTAAAGGGACAGAGTTTGGTAAATTCACGTCCAAATCATTTCCAACGGCGGAGCAATTCATGGAGAAAATTGGAGCATTAGACTGGTTTCTAAGTGATGATATTGAACCCAAAAAAATGGATAATTTCGATGAAAAAGTATTCGAAGAATGTGAAATCGAAGAAGAAGAAGATGATGAAGATGAATCAAGTTCAGCGTATGGCGTGCAGCGCGGAAGCAATGCATTACCCACAATGAATTTAACGGTTGTCTCGCGAATCAATGTGGGACCGAAGCACGTGTATGACATTAGCGTGGAAGATACGCACTCGTTTCTTGCGAATGGAATTGTTGCGCACAATTGCATGGTGTCACACGGGGCTGCACGATTCACGCGAGAGCGACTGTATGATGTTTCCGATAAATACCAGGTGCACGTTTGTGCAAAGTGTGGAATGGTCGCAGCATTCAACGACGCGTTGGGCATTCATTGCTGTAAAATGTGCGACAACCGGACAGATTTTGCGCTGGTTGAAATTCCGTATTCATGCAAGTTGCTGTTTCAAGAACTGCAGACGATGAATATCGCGCCGAGAATGATGACGGAATAAAATTAAATTTAAAAAAATGTGGAATCAAGTCAAATTAAATATAATATTTATAATTTTATATTTAATTTATATTTTCTTTTTAATAGTTTTGTTTTTTCTTTTTAATAGTTTTGTTTTCCCACCACCACCCTTTTCCTTTTTTTTCATTTCAGAAAGTTCTTCATTTAATTTTTCTAAATAAATTTCACTATCAACCAATTTTTTATTTAAATCAATGATTTGTTGTTTAATATTTAAAATTTGTCTTTTAGTGTTATCGATTGTAATTTGTTTATAGTCAATTTCAGTCATAGAATTAATTTGCTGCATGTATCCACTCCAATAAGGGTCACCGTCACCGGTCTTGCGGTTTAGAGGGGTGCTTTCATCTTCTAAGGAGCGAACTGGACCATAAGCATTAGAAGGACGAAATATGGAACCAGAATAACCTTGTCCCATTTTTATATAATAATGTATATAAAAATATATAATATTATTTTATTTTTTTACTAACTTTATTTTATCACTCTGTCATGAAACAAACATTAGTCGCAAAACATGTTGGCAATAAAAAACGCGCCCACAAGTCCTAATACTGCGCCTAAATGATAGTTATATTGCATTTTCTTGTAGACATAGCAATTATTAATAATTAATTATTAATTATTATTAATTATTAATAATAATAATATAAAATAGTAAACAAACAATGTCCGAAAAATTATCTCTAATTGATAAAGATCTCATACAACTGTCAAATAATAATAATAGTTTTTATAAACAAAGTTTAAACAATTTTATATTAAATATGTTTTTAAAAACTAAAATCCAGCATATAGCCTGGCATATTTTTCACTCATTTTCGGTAATGTATCCAGATACACCAACAGAAGAGGAACAATCAAGAACTAAAATTTTTATTAAAAAAATTACAAATAATTTAGGTATTATTTGCTCTTCTTGTAGCAGCCAAAATAAAGACACATTTATATCAAATTATGATATTGATTTAGCAGTTGGTTCTAAAATAAATCTTATACAATTTTTTTGCGATTATCATAAAACGGTTAATACAACTCTTAGACAACAAAAACATTTCAACTATGAACCAGATATATACACGACTGACTTTATTATTGAAAGGTATACAAAAAATGATTATATTTCATTCATTGATGCCACATATAATATTAATTTATTTTCATTATTTAAACAAAATTCTATGGATGATTTTTTTCTATTATTTCATAAAAATGTTAAGGAAATAGTAGCTTATAAAGAAGTCAACAAATATTATTTTGATATTACATTTTCTCAACTCCTTTAGCTGCATAGATAGCTGCATACATACAATACAATAAATACAGCCTACGGAGTTATGTTATATCGTTCTTCGTCTCGCTCCACCTTTTTGTATAATAAATATAAATTCACTTATTTATATTTATTATATTCTTCTATCTATCTATTCATTCACACTTTATTGCTATTGGGGGTTATGATTTGATGGATTAAACATTCCTATTCCGCTTCCACTACGACCGTTATAACTATCAGTCGCACTGTGTTGACTTTTAATATAAGCACCGCTTGCTACAAATATAAATTTTCCGGTAACGGTGTTAAATGTTCCGCTAGTTGTATCTTTAGATCTAGTATACCAATGCCATTCAATATACGCATCTTCTTTTGGAGATGATGATGAACCACCAAAAATAGTACACATATAGCGCGTCTTAGTATCTAGGTTCGAACAAGGGAAGAGTTTGGTAGGAGTATCATCATATGTTTTACATATATCAGGATGTATGTGTTCTGCTATAACCTCGCCCGGACAAGTTGGGGTTAGGGTCCCTGTATCACTACATGAAAATAAACGGTAACTATAGTTATTGTCACCGCAAATGTTGACAGGAGGGGATTCAGGGGGGAATGCATTAATACACGAGTTTGTGGTAATAGCATATGAATAATATAATTTTGTATCTTCACTATTATAAAGCGTAGTGGGGAGGAGGGGAACTATCTGATAATCTAAATAAAAAGTTGAACTGGGTCCTACTGCACCTTGAGCGCCTATTTCACCCGTTGCACCTGTGTGTCCGGTCGCACCAGTCGCACCTGTGTGCCCCGTCGGACCCGTCGCACCAGTTGGTCCAGTCGCACCAGTTGGTCCAGTCGCACCAGTTGCACCCGTCGCACCCGTGTGTCCAGTCGCACCAGTTG